CGGAAGAGCCCCCGGCGGAAGAGCCCCCGGCGGAAGAGCCCCCGGCGGAAGAGCCCCCGGCGGAAGAGCCCCCGGCGGAAGAGTAATCAATGGCCCCGACACTCCTCACACCTCCGTCATCGCTCCCAGTCTCGGTCGACGAGGCGAAGTTGCATCTCCGAATCGAGGCGGACGATCTGACGGCGGCGGACGCTGCGCTTCTTCACAATTATATTCATGCGGCCACCAATTACGTGGAGGAGTATCTTCGGCGACGGTTGATCGAGCAGACATGGAAGTTCTATCTCGACGCGTTCCCGACCAACGACGGCGAGATCGTTGTGCCAATATCTCCGCTTCTGGATGTTGAAGTAAACAACTTTATTTTCTTTGACGTTGCAGGAAACGTTTTTAACGTCGACAACGATTTATATGTGGTCGATGCGCCATCTGGTCCGAACCCTCCGCGAGGACGCATCTTTCTCGACTTCGGGAAGCAGTGGCCGACGACGGCTCGCGAACATCAAAACGCGATCGAGATTGTTGTCAAAGTCGGCTATGGCTCGACTGGCGCGTCAGTACCCGAGGCGATCCGGATTGCGATCCTTCAACTCGTGGGCAATATGTATGCCAACCGGGAGACGGTCGTCACGGGTACGATTGCAACGAAGATGCCGATGAGCGCCGAGTTCCTTCTCTCCCCATACCGACTCTTTAAATTTCAGTAGGAGCCCCGACCATGCCAGATCCATTTACAAATCAACAACCTTCGATGATCGGTCCAGTCGAAAACGGCTTTGCGATCACACCAGCAGACGGTTCAGACATTGCACAAACCGTTCGCGGCATCTGGGTAGGCGGCGACGGAAACATTGCGCTCGTCACTCGGGGGGGCGATACGATCACGCTCTCGGGCGCGAAGGCTGGCTCTTTGATTCCGATCCGCGCGTCGCGAGTACTTGCGACTGGAACAACTGCGACCCTGCTCATCGGGGTCTATTAGGACCCCCCACCGTGGCGATCAAGGCGGGACAACTCGATCGGCGGATTCTTCTCCGAAGACCTTCAACGACGAAGAACACGTTCGGTGAAGACGTCGAAACGTTCGTCGACGTCAAGATCGTCGCGGCCCGGGTCGTCCCGCAAACAGGACGCGAGGAGTTCGTCCCTGCCGACGGACACTCCGCAAAGCAATCGACCATCTTCGAGATCCGATATCGGGCTGGGGTAGGTCCGAAGTGGCGGGTCGTCTTCTACGGCTCCGAGTACGACGTCGAGGACGTCGCGGAGGTCGGTCGTCGCGAGGGGCTCCGGCTCACTTGCTTCGCGCGGAACGTCGTCTCGGGAGCGCCGTGATGGCATCGATCAACGACAAAATCGTCATCGGCTTCACGGACGTTCGGAGGCAACTCGAAGGACTTCCAAAGTCGATCGTCAACAAGGTCGTCCGTCGGGCGGTCTACGCGGGCGCGACGGTCGTTCGCAACGCGGCTCGCGAGAAGGTCCCGGTCGATACAGGCGCTCTTAAGGCTTCGATCGTCGCTCGGGCGAACAAGAACAAGAAGGGCGAGATATCGGCATCCGTGGGGATCGTCCGTCGGGTCTACAAGCGAGGCAATAAGAAGGGGCAACAGTCCCGGCGGTACGCGCACCTCGTCGAGTTCGGAACGGCTCACTCCGCAGCACAACCGTTCATGCGTCCCGCGATGGACACTCGCATTGACGAGATCCTCGACACGACGGCTGCCAAGATGCGCGAGGGGATCGGCGAAGAGGCGAGGAAGAAACAATGATCGAAGAAGCAATCAGAACCCTGCTCGCGGCGGCTCCTCTTGCTGGCGGTCGTGTTTTCCCGGTCGTCAAACCGCAGGACGCGACCGTCTTTCCGCTCTACGTTTACGAAAGAATCACATCCGAGCGACCCCATTCGCACGGTCCCGACCGGGCTTCGGGGCTCGGGGTAATGCGTATCCAGATCAAAACTTGGTCGAAGACCTACGCGACCACGAGGGCAGCCAGCGAAGAAGCCCGGAAGATTCTTGACGGCTTCAAGGGGGATGTGGTTGTCCCCCAATCCGCGACCTATGAAGTCCAAGCAATCCTCGCGGAAGACGAGCGAGACGACTACGACGAGGAGACGCGACTCTTCGGTTCGATCTTCGACGTCCGGGTCTGGTGGACCGAGGCTTCCCCGTCCTAGACTTGTGAGCCTTTGTAACTCGCACACCCTTATTACGACGGAGGATCTCTCATGCCTACTGGCGCACGTTCAGGTTTCGGTGCATTGCTCAAGCGCGGCGACGGCGGCGGCCCCGAAGTATTCACCACCGTGGCAGAAGTCACGAACATCGGTTCGGTCGAGACTCGACTCTCGACGGTCGACGCTACCCACATGGAATCGGCGGACACGCACATGGAGAAGATCCCGACTCTTCTCGAATCAGCGGAAGTCTCGCTCGAACTCAACTATCTTCCGGGCGACACGACGCAGAACAATCTGCGCAACGACATGCTTAATCGGACGCTCCGGAACTTCCAGATCACGATTCCCGGCTCGTCGAAGGTCGTCACATTCTCGGCGTTCGTCACACAGGCTGGTCCTGCGTTTCCCGTCGATGGCAAGATGACGCAGAACATCACGCTTACCCCGACCGGCAAAATCACGATCTAAGCGATCTCGACCGTCCCGATCTAACAGTCTGCGAAGAAGGAATCCTGAATGTCCTCAAACCCGAACTCCGGTCTCTGGCCCCGCTGTGAAATCGAACTTGAAAACGGAAAGATCACGATCATGTTCGGCCCAAAGACGCTCGCGATGATCGAGAGGGAATGCGGCATTTCGGTCTTGGAGTTCGCAGAAAAGTTCCAAGACATGAAGACGGCTCCGATCTTCGACCTCGGAATGAAGATCATGCTCGGCGCGATCAAGTCGTCTGTCCCCGGAATGACCGAGGAACTTCTCAACGAAAGGATTCGGCCCGATCGGTTCATGCCGATCTTGAACCAGATATCAGAATGCTGGTCGCAGGCGGTCAATCTCGCGGCTGGCGCTGTTGCGGAGAAGGCTGAAAACCCTCCGGCGGTCGGCGAGGCTTCTCCCTCGTCGACCTGAAGGCGTGGGCTCGGGTCGAACTCGAAATGCTTGATGACGAGTTTGATCGACTCGATCCTCGCGACATTGCGTCCTACCTCTCTGCGTGGCAAACCAAGCAGCAAAGAGAAGACTATCGCGCTGCTACCATCGTCTGTTCGATCGCAAACCTCTTTTGTGAAAAGGGGAAGCAGATCGAACCGGGCGACGTCTTTCCTTCTCTGCCAAAGCAACGAAGGGAGAAGAGCCCGGAGCATGTCGCGGAGAAGATCCTTTCTCTCGTGTCGACGATGGGCGCTGGCAGAGGAGGCTAAACGATGAGTCGCAGTCTCGGATCGCTAAGCATCAACCTCATCGCGCTCACGGGGAAGTTCGAGGCGAACTTCAAGACGGCTGCAAACGCTCTCGAACGCTTCGGCTTGACGGCGCGGAAGATCGGCTCCATCGCGACGGGCGCGATCGCGAAAATGGGCGGAGCCTTCGGTTCGATTGCCAAGGCGGCGCTCTCGGTGCAGGGCATTGTGACGGGGCTCATCGCGATCATCGGCGGGGCGCGTCTTGTGGGCGCGTTCGACGCTGCGGCTGACGCTGTTGACAACCTCGGGAAGAAGTCTCGAATCGTCGGCTTGTCGATCGAGCAGATGTCAGTCCTTCGGCTCGCGGCTGGCGAGTCCGGGGTCGAGTTCGAGACGCTCACGAAACTGGTCGGCAAGGCGACGAAGAACATCGGCACTTTCGCGATGACCGGCGGGGGACCGGCGGCGGACGCGATCGGTCGGCTCGGCCTAAACATCCGTTCATCTACCGGCGGGATCCGGAACATCAACGAACTACTCCCCGAGATCGCCAAGGCTTTCGAGTCGATCGCGGACGAAGGCGAACGGTTGTCACTCTCTGAGGCAATCTTTGGTCGCGAGGGCGGGACGCAGTTCGTCCAATGGATCGAGGACTCCGGCGGCTTCATGGCGAACCTCGCGGAGCAGACGAAGCGAGCGAACGACCTCGGCGTTATGTTCACGGAGACGCAGTTCGCGAAACTGAAGGCATACCGAGACGCGGTCGGTCGCGTCTCCGAGGCTTGGCTGGGGCTTCGTGTTCGGCTCATGACGGAGATCGCTCCGGCGTTGACGACGATCCTCGACAACTTCGCGCTCAGCACGGCGAAGGTCGGCAAGTGGGTCGCGAACCTCTTCTCGGTCATCCGCGCGGCTGTGAACAAAGAGGACATGGTCACGACGACGATCTCGGTCGCGACAAACGCAAAGGGACAGAAAGAGATCATCCGCGCGAAGGTCGCGGAACCATTCAACTACGCTTTTGACACGTTGAAGGGACTAGTCTCCTCGGCGTTTGGAGTTGTCTACGCGGAGATCTCGACGCGGATTCGATACCTCTTCGCGAGAGTCTGGGAGACTATCCGGCTTTCCATGGTCGATCTTTTCACCGACTTCGGCGCGTGGCTGACGGACGGCATGGAAGAAGCGGGGTCGATGATCGGAGATCTTCTTGGAGAGGTCGCAAAGAAACTCGGCGAGGGATTGAAGTTCATCGCGGGCAAACTTTCGGAGGCTGGTGCATTCGTCTCCAACAAATGGGAAGAGGCTGGCACTCGACTGATGGAGTATGAGAACGACCTGAAGGACGAGAGAAGTTTTGCTCGGGACGTTCTTGCTGCACACATCGATGACATCGCGCGGCTCGGCGAGGAGTATCGCAACGCTCGCGACAAGGCTGACGGTTACGGCGGGGCGGTAAACAAACTTGCTGGGGCAGGCGCGGCGGTCGCCAGCAACTGGGATCAGTTCTTCGCGGGGATGAAAGAGAGTTGGAAAGAACTCTCGGCGGAGGCAAACAACTTCGCGCAACTCGGGCGGGACGTCTTCGGGAACTTTGCTCGCAATCTCTCAACGGGACTGTCGTCGGCGCTTGCTTCAGGCGAGGCTTCATTCAAGAACTTCGGGCAAACCGCTCTGGGCGTACTCGCAGATGTGGCGAAGGGGATCGCGGAGATGCTCCTGCAGTTCCTGTTCATGCGGGCGATCACAGGCGCGTTCGGCGGGCTCTTCGCGGCTCCGGCGGCGACGGCTGGTGGCTATCAGATCCCTGCTCTCGGCGCTCCAGTTCCTCCGACCTACGCAGCACATGGCGGCGCGTTCGCATTCGCAAATGGCGGGGTCGCTTCCGGGGTGATGAACGGACCGGCTGCGTTCCCATTCTCGAAGAAGGTCGGGATCGCGGGCGAGGCTGGCGCGGAGGCTGCCTTCGCTCCCCTCCGAATGATCGGTGGCGAACTCGGCGTCAAGTCGATCGGCGGGGAGACGACGGTCCAGATCATCGACCAGCGAGGCTCAGGAGCCCGGCCAGAGGTTTCCAGTCAACGCGGCGACGACGGGCGGAAGGTAATCCGGATCATGATTCGCGACGAGGTCCGTCGCGGGGTCGGTGAAGGGGACTTTGACAAGGTATTCTCGTCCTCCTTCGGGCTGGGACGCAAGGGGACCAAGCGATGAGCGCCGACACGACATGGCCCGGCTCCCTTACGCGGACCCCCCGGGTCGCGGAACTGCAGGAGGACGCTCCTGCAATCGTCATTCGTTCCGAGGTCGATGCTGGCCCGGCAAAGATTCGACGTCGCTTCACGGGCGATCTCCGTCGCTTTACGATCGGGCTGGACCTTCGACGCTCGGAGGTCGAGGTCTTCGATCTTTGGTTCCGCGAGCAGACTTACGGCGGCGCTCTGTCCTTTTCGTGGAAGCATCCTCGCAAGGGGACGGCGGCGGACTTCCGCTTTCTCTCGACCCCGACCTACCGACCAAAGGCTCCGCGCGGCGACGGTAACGAATGGTGGACTGTTTCGTTCGACGTCGAAATGCTTCCGGGGACCGACTCGTCGATCGCTCCCCCCGGCGGCGTTATCGATCCGGCGGGCGGCGGGAACTGGCCGATCTGGATCGCGAACTCCGACCCCGTCGAGCAGGCGATGGAGATCGAAGAAGAAGCAGTTGTCCCCGAGTTCTTCCGCGAGGCAGACGCTGCTCCTCCCGTTTTCTTGTTTGCTTATATCACGACGAATCTCGGTCGCGAAGCAGAAGACGAAGTTTTGTATTTTGACGATACAGTTGTGTCTGTTGGTTCTTTCGTGTTAGAATCAACAGCCAATGGCAGCAGTTCAAACGGAACATTCAGTCCGGGCGGCGGCGGAAATGTTGTCCCAGAAGAAGCATAACGGAGACTCAAACATGGCAGGCACAAACGGCACTCTCACGACCTCGGCATCCATCTCGACCGGAACCACGCTGAAGACGATTCTTCAGCACACATCTCCGGCAAACGTCGCGACCATCGTCACTCGCGCGTCGATCTCTTTCGCGGGCAACTCGCCGACGGCGGACAAGATTCTTGTTCAGGTTGTTCGATCGGCGACGTCCGGTACGGGAACCAGTCGCACACCGACGAAGGTCAACGCATCCGACTCCGAGACGCTCCAGTCGACTGGTCGCGAGAACTTCACGGTCGAGCCCACCTCCCCCGTGGTAGTCTTCGAGGAACTGGTTCACCCACAAGGCGGATATACGGCTCCCGAAAGAATCAAGGTCAAGGCTGGCGAAACGCTCGGCTTCCAAGTGACGGCTCCGGCTGCAGTGAACTGCCGCGCTCGCTTCGTCTTTGAGGAATGAGTAAATGCCTCGGCCCCTCTCGTCGGTCGCGAAGCAGGCGATATTCGCGGCTCAAACCGGCGAAGTGTTCGTCGTTCTTCTCGAACTCGAACACCCAAACTTCGCAGGGATCATCCGGGTCTGCTCGAACGATTTGGCGATCGCGTCTCGCGGGAATACTTACGTCCCGTTCCCGTTCGAGATCATTCTTCCCGACGAGGCGGAGGACTCGGCCCCTCGCGTTACCCTCCGCATCGACGCGATCGACCGGCGTCTGATCTCCGAACTTCGATCGGTCGTTACGGTCGTCCCGGTAACGGTTCGCATGATGGTGGTCATTGCGTCGTCCCCGGACGTTCTCGAAGTCGGACCCATGGAGTTCTCTCTTCGCGACGTCGAGTATTCGGCAACGACGATTGAGGGGACGCTTCTCTACGAGGACGTCCTCAACGAGTCGTTCCCCGGCGATACGTTCTCCCCGGCACGGTTCCCGGCGCTCTTCTGAGGTCAGACCGGGGGCGGTACGATCTGCAGATGAACCGACTCCCCGAAAACCCTCCGGCTTGGGTCTCCCCATACATCGGTCTTCCATTCCGCGAGAAGGGGCGGTCTACCGACGGCGTCGACTGCTGGGGGCTGGTCCGTCTGGTCTACGCAGAACGGTTCGGGATCGCTCTCCCCGACCTCTCCGATCGCTACGCGGCGTCCGAGGACGGTCCGACGGTCGAGAGGACGGTCGAAGGCGAGACGGCTCCCGGGGGATCGTGGCGGCTCCGCGAGGCTCCAGAGGTCGGCTCCGTCGGCGTCTTCCGGGTCAAGGGGCTCCCGTCGCACGTGGGGATCGCCGTCGCGGATGGCAAGTTCCTCCATTCGTTCCCCGGGGTCAACTCGGTCGTCGAGTCGTACCAATCCCCCGCATGGTCGAACCGGCTCGTCGGCTGGTATGAATTTGCGGGCGCGGTCGAGGTCCGGACCCGGCGGACGATCTTCGAGGCGGTCCCCGGTCGGCTCGAACTCCCGGCGGGCGGAACGATCGAGGACATGATCATCGCGGGCGGGATCGATCCCAGCGCCGACATCCGGGTCTTTCTCGGCGATCGCGAAGTCGCTCGCAAGCAATGGCGCAACGTCCGACCCAAGGCGGGGCGGCGGGTCACCGTGGGGGTAGTCCCTCAAGGCGGCGGGGGCGGCGGTAATGGGAAGACAATTACTCGCGTCCTGCTCACGATCGCGGTCATCGTCGCGGCGATCTACGTCGGCCCCTACGCGGCGACGGCGCTGGGGTATACGGCGGCGGGATCGGCGGCGGCGATCTCGACGGCAGTCATCGGGCTCGCGGGAACGCTCGCGGTCAACTCTCTCGTCCCTCCCCCCAAGCCCGAACTCTCCGGCGCTGGCGACGGATCGTCGCGAGTCTCCCCGACCATCGCGGGCGCGAGGAACGACATCCGTCGGTACTCCCCAGTCCCCGTCATCTTCGGCGTCCACCGAGTGGTCCCCCCGTTCGGCGCTCTGCCTTACACAGAGGTCGTGGGCGACGACCAGTTCCTTCGGTGCCTCTTCGTGATTGGGTATGGTCCTCTCTCGATCGAGGACTTGCGGATCGGCGACACTCCGATTGAGGAGTTTGACGGCGTCGAGTACGAAATCAGGAACGGGGTCGAAGGCGAGACTCCAACAGCAATCTATCCCGGGATCGTTCGCGAGCAGGCGCTTGCGATAACGGTCGCGCAGACTGCGAACTGGATCCTTCGCACGACCGAAAACGACGGCGATGAAATCTCGCTCGACATCACGTTCGCGCGGGGGCTTGCGACGGTCGAAACAAACGGGAGCAGGAGCAACCGGACGGTCGTCTTCGATATCGAATACGCACCTCGGGGCTCGGGGGCTTGGACGACGATCAACTTCGAGTCTCCGACCGACGCTCGCGGGCTGGATTACTTCTTTCGAACTCCCGAGTCGACGCAACTCGCGACGGGTCGGCGGACCGGACAGCGGATCGACTTCTCTGTGTCTGGTGTCTTTGCCGATCCCGTTCCGGCGGAGATCGCGGCTGTCTCTCCGTCCCGCATCTCGTGGGAGGCGACAGGGTACATTCGCGTCCCCACAACTGGCACCTATGTCTTTGCGATCGATGCTGCGGACGCTGCGGACTTTGAGATCGACGGTCGGCGCGTGGTCGACTTTTACGGCTCGCACGAACGGACCGGACCGGCGGACTACAACGCGCGGCAGTCCCCGACGATTCAACTCGCGGCGGGGGACCATCCGTTTAAGTTCCGGGTCGAGGCACGCTCATACTCGCGGCTCGCGGCGGCGCTGGGCTGGAAGAAGCCCGGAGACTCTTCGTTCTCCACTATCCCTGCGGACAACATCGTCGCTCGCGGCGGGACGAATCGGTACGCGTTCATCCCATCACAAGGCTACAAATATCGGGTCTTCGATACCTCGCTCTTTGGCGGCGTCTCTCTCGTGGCAAGCGACAATCGGGTCGACGTCATCCGTCGCACACTATCTTGGCCCGTCCCCCGGGGGCAGTACGACGTCCGCATGCGGCGGACCACGCTCGACTCAACTGACGATCGCGTCATCGACGAAGCAACGTGGACGGCGCTGCGGACGGTACTCAACGACGAACCGATCCGGGTCAAGAACCTCGCTCGCGTTGCGCTGCGTATCAAGGCGACGGATCAACTCAACGGCGTCATCGACACATTCAACGTCCTCGCGGGCTCGATCCTTCCCGACTACGACTCGTTCTCCGGAGAGTGGGTCTCGCGAGTCACAAACAACCCCGCGTCCTTCTACCGGGCGGCGCTTCAAGGTCCTGCCAATCGCAAGCCCCTCGCCGACTCGCGAGTCTCGATCACGGCGCTCGCGGCTTGGCACGACGCGAATCGCATCAACGGCTTCGCGGGAAACGTGGTCTTTGACTACGAGGGGACGCTCTTCGAGAGGCTCAACATCATCGCGTCCCTCGGGCGAGCGACGTTTGGTATCGAGGACGGGAAGTTCGCGATCGTTCGCGACCGGGTCCAGTCGACTCCTGTGCAGCACTTCACTCCGAGGAACTCGGCGGGCTTCAAGGGGCGGCGGTCATTCCCCGACATCCCGCACGCGCTCCGGGTCTCGTTCCTCAACGAAGAGAAGGACTTCCAGCGCGACGAGGTAACGGTCTATGACGACGGCTTCGACGATTCGAACGCGACACGCTTTGAGTCGCTCGAACTCTTCGGCATCACCAACCCCGGGCTTGCTTGGCGACATGGGCGGTACTACATCGCGGCTGGCAGGCTCCGGCCAGAGACGTTTGACCTCTCCGTCGACTTCGAGCATTTGATCTGTCGTCGCGGGGACCTCGTCCTCGTCACGCACGACGTTCCGATCCTCGGCACGGGGGCGGGACGCATCCGGCAAGTGGTCGCGGACGTTTCTGGCCGACCGGCGGTTGTCGAGATCGATGCGCCTCTCGAAATGCAGGCGGCGAAGTTCTACGCGATGCGGGTCCGCAAGAAGGACGGCACGTTCGTCCTCGTCAACATCGCGACCAACCCCGGCAATCAAACGATCCTGTATTTCGACTCCCCGATCCCGGTCGGCCAACCTGCTCCCGAGGCGGGCGATCTTTTCGGCTTCGGCGAGCGAGGCTACGAGTCGCGCGAGATGATCGTCCGGGCGATCCAGATGGGGGCGGACCTCTCGGCAATGCTCACCCTCGTGGATCACGCGCCAGCGGTTCACTCTGCGGACACGGGGACGATCCCCCAGTTCGATTCGGGCATTCTCTCGCCCCCGTCATGGGACGACGGACCCGAGGCACCGATCATCGAACGTATCCGTTCCAACGACTTTGTCATGGTTCGCGGCCCCGACGGGACGCTCGTCCCCCGGATCGTGGTTTACCTCCGGCGTCCTTCGGCGTCGAACCGGCCTGTCCCCGTCACAATCCAAGGTCGCTACCGGGAGGCGGGGACCGGGGCTCCGTTCCGCTACGTCGCCTCCGTTCCGGCGGAGGGGCTCTCGATCGCCTTCCTCCCGGTCGACCAAGGGGTCGAGTACGAACTGGCTGTGCGGTACGTGTCGGCTGACGGGCGGGTCTCCCGGTGGGTCAACGCGCTCGAAGAGGTCGTCGGTCACGACCTACCCCCCCCGAACGTGATCTCGTTCGAGGTCCAGCAAATGTCCGACGGGACCCGGCGGTTCATTTGGGAACTCGGCGATCCCCCGGCGGATGTCATCGGCGTCAGGATTCGCTACGCGGCGGGCGGGGCTGCCTTGCCTTGGGAGGCGATGACCAATCTGCTCGACGGGGAGGGGGTCGTTGAAGGGGCGTCTCCGACCGATCTAGCGGCCCCCGGCGCGGGAACGTGGCGGTTCGCGATCAAGATGGTCGACGCGGGGGGGCTGGAGTCCCCGGACGCGGTCTTCTACGAGAAGACCCTCGGTCCTCCCCCCCAAGCGAACGTCGCATGGATCGAGGACGCGAAGTCTCAGCGATGGCCCGGCGCTAAGACGAACTGCTTCGTCTCGGCCCCCGGCGGGGAACTGACGGCGGGCTCCCAGAGGACATGGGCGACGACCTCAACCCCGTGGTCGAACTGGCGAAAGTGGAACGAGCAGCCATATCCGGAGATCGACTACGAACATCCGACGGTCGACGTCGGCTTCGTCTTCGACTTCGAGCCTTCGATCTCGTTCCGGACCGAGGGCGATCAACCGGCGACAGTCCTCTTCGACTACTCGGTCGACGGGGTCGTGTGGAATGGCTATGCGAACATCCGGTCCTTCGACGGGCGGACAGTTCGTGGTCGATTCTTCCGCGCGAAGATCACGGTTGGCAACGCGGGGATGTATCCGATCCCGACTCTCTACGAGTTCGCGATCATCCTGAATGCACCAACGATTGTCGAGGTCATTGACAATCTGGTTACCTCCAGTCTGCCAGCAGCCTACCGACTCGGTCCCGGTCACTTCATCGCGCCGATCTCGTCTTCCACATTCGCTTGGATCAGGACTGTCTCGGTTTCCTTTAATGGAACTGGCGCGGGCTGGTCGTGGGAGATTGTCAACAAGAACGTCTTCCCCGGACCGGAGATCAGAATCTACAATCCCGACGACATTCCAACCGACGCGACGGTCGACGTTACGGTTCGCGGCGTTCGTAGCGCCGACGGATCGACGACCTCGGCTCTCCCCGGAGAACTTCAGTTCAACGCGGCGCGCAACGCGGTCCTGCTCTCGATCATCTAACGGAGTCCCCCATGTCACTTCAAGTCCTTGACGGTAACGGCGTAGCGCAACAACTCAAAACCACCGTCGACGGGGCGGACCTTGTCCCCCATAACAAGATCGACTCGGTCGCAGGAACGGTCGCGGCAACACAGTCGGGGGCGTGGAACGTCGCGATCACGGGGACGCTCCCGTCGATCATCCCCGGGGTCGGAGCGACCAACCTCGGCAAGGCTGAGGACGCGGCGCACACGACGGGGGACACTGGTGTCATGGTCCTCGCGGTTCGCAACGATGGGGGAGCAGTCCTCGCGGGGACGACGGGCGACTACGTTCCTCTCACGACGGACGCAAACGGCGCTCTCCGAGTCGTCGGCGGCGGCGGCGGCTCGCAGTATGCGGAGGACGCGGTACACACAACCGGCGATCTTGGAACGATCGCGATGGCAGTTCGTCGCGACACTCCGTCGACGATGGTTTCGGCTGATAATGATTACAGTGCGCTCACGGTCGACAACACGGGACGACTTTATACAAACACGCTTCTCGCGACGGGGACCAACTCGATCGGGAGACTCGGAACGGCGAACTCCGGAGTCGTCATCGGCGCGGTCGAGCAAAGTGCGGACTGGGACGTCTTCGATGACGTCGAGTCAGTCTTCGTCGCGGGAGTGAAACTCACGGTAAAGACTGCGTTCGTCGCGCTCGCGGCGTTCCCCGGAACAGTCGTTGCGGCTGTCGTCGGGAAAAAAATCCGAGTCCTTTCGGCTTCGATTTCGCATACTGCTGCGGGCTTTACCTCGCTCACGGACGGGTCGGGCGGCACGGTTCGGATCACGGTCAATCATGTAGCAACTGGTTCTGTGCAAGTTCATCCCGCTCGCGGTCATATCATGGAGACGACGTCGGGCACAGGACTCTTCGCAAACGCTACTGCAGGAACGGCGAACATCTGGGTCCAGTACGTCGAGGTCTAAGGAATCAAAACATGGCATGGCCCGGATCCCCGACATTCGTCAAAACCAATCTCGACCAGTCCTCGGACGATCCGGCGGCGGCGCGGGCGGATCTTTACAACATCGCGACCGACGTCGAAAACGTCATCGCGGGGCGGGCTCAGGCTTCCGGGGTCGCGTCCCTCGGTTCGGACTCGAAGATCCCCAAGGAACAACTCCCGTTCCCAAACCCAATCCCCAAGGTCGTCGGCTACCAGACGGCTGGCTCCTTCTCGTGGACCGTCCCGGCGGGCTGCTTCCGGATCCTCGTTGAATGCTGGGGCGGCGGCGGCGGCGGAGCCTACGCAAACTCTGCGACCAATCACGGCGGCGGCGGCGGCGCTGGGGGCGGGGCGATCAAGTCTTGGGATGTCACCCCCGGCGACGTCCTGAACATTGTCGTCGGCGCTGGGGGACAGGGCGGGCTTGGTCCCCTCGACTCAAACGGGGCGAACGGGGCGAACTCCACCGTCACCATCGGCGCGACATCGATCATCGGGAACGGCGGCTTTGGTGGGCAGGGCGGCGGTCTAAACGTCGGCGGGGTCGGCGGGCTCGCGACGGGCGGGGACGTCAATCTCGAAGGCGGCTGCGCGATGACGGGGATCGGCTCTGCGTCAATGGGAGGCTTCGGCGGATGCAACTCGCGGTCGGGACAGGCTCCCGGCCAAGGTCCCGGCTTCGGCTTCGGCGGCGGAGGCTACGGCTCCGGGACGGGCGGACCGAACCCGGCGATCTCCGGCAAGGCGGGCGGGGTCATGATCTGGTACTACGAACCATAAGGATCGCTCGTGCAATACTGCGAAAAACAACCCGAACTGCTCGCTCGTCTTCAACGTCCCACCGTTCGCTTCACCGATTCGCAAGGCGTGGACGGCGTCTCAAACCGGCTCCCGCAAGGACGAAAGAAAGAGTCTCGGTACGGCACATGGGGCTTCTACGGCGTCCCTCCATTGACCGGTCCCGACCTTGCGACTCAGGGGTTCACGACATTCAATCAGTGGGCAAGCGCGACTGCGCTCGCGGTCGGGGACGTCCCTCCCGGAGGACTTTCTTCCCTGATCTCGCGTCACTCGAATACGGCGATCGCGACGGCCTACTCGTCGAACGTCGGGTCCTTCACTCCTCTTTCTCAAACGTATTGGCGTCCTTCGGTATGGGCGAACGACTGGCTCACGGGGAATCTGAAATTCGGAGAGTTGCGAGTGAACCCGGGGGCGAACGGACTTCTCGGGTCGGATATTCAGGTCTCGATCCGTAACGCGACTATTCCCTATTCAAGCGGAGCAGTCGACGAGTCGGTCGGGACTGCTGGCAACTACACATACTTCGAGACTCCTGATATCGCTATGGGGACGGGGAGTTCCGACATCTCGATGTTTAGGCAGTCGGGCGGAGGCGCGTTCGACGAAACCGGGAAACTCTCGTTCTGGCTGCTGAAGACAATTCGATCGTCGCTCGCGGCAACTCGGTACGGCGAAGTAAGCGCGGGCTGGGGCGGCGCGACTTGGGATATGCACGACGATGAGGCGGGACAAACTGCCAGCACGCAGAAGTACCTTGACGCGCACATGGACCAGTTGTTCACGATCACCCCGATCCAAGGCGACTATGCGACTGGCGGCAAATCGGGGAAGGTCGTCGCGATGCTTGGGACGAACGGTTACACCCCCGGGAACCAAGCGCAACTGAAGACATGGGTCAACAATTGGATCGCTCGCGTTCGCGCTTCGCTTACGCGGGTCGGCAAGGGATCGTCGGACGTCCTGATTGAACTCGTTCTCCCGTGGGACACGACTCTCGATCGTCCGAACTACAACGCGACGACCGAGCAGGTCAAAGTCAACGAGATGGACGCAGTCTACAGAGCAGTCGCGTCAGAAAACACTGCTCTTCACTCCAAGGTCGCCTATACCCCATTAGGTCTTGAAGTCCGCGCTCGTCACGGCGCTTTGCCGAGTTGGACGAGCATCGATGGGTCAACTGGCTACCTTGCGGGGAGTGGAGACTTCACGCATCCGAACTCGATCGGTGCGCTCTATTTCCCGACGGTCGAGGTCGATCTCTATCTGCGATCGCAGGTTTCAACCTCGCGCGTTTCCATGAGAACTGGTCTGGGGCTCGTCTAGCGACGGGGCCTGAACAAGCCCATTTCGTCGTAGACTCTCAATCGCTCGTCGGTACGGATGCCTCGCTCGTTTTCTGCCTCGACAACGTCGGCAAGACGATCGATCTGTCGCTCCATCTGCTCGTCGAACGCTTGCAAAGGTCGGACCCAAGCAGTCCCAATAGCGCCGACGATCGCGATAAGAATAGAGATAGCACCGATGATCCATCCCCAGTTCGTCTTTCCGGCGTTCACCGAGTCGCGGCGGATGTCCGCAAACCCCCCCATGACATTTGAAGAGAGGCGATCGACGGATGTCTTCACGCTCTCGACCTCGTTTGAGATCGACCTCATGCCGACTTCCAAGGCTGCAACTCGCGGCGATAGTGGTGAGTTCATGTCAAGATGCTCGGAGACAGGCGCGTTCTGGTTTGCTTGCGACATGATTCGGTAGTCCCTTGTGGAAGTCCATTGCCAGAAAAAACGTCGGGATGGTCTCCCGTCCCGACGTCAAAGAGTAGGTTTAAGCAGTCACAGGCTCGGGGCGATCGATCCTCGCTTGGGCTCGATCGACCTCCATCTTGCCGAGGGGCGTTTGGATTGCGTCGATCACATGCGCGTTCTTCTGGATCGCGGTCCGGACCTCCGGAGCGACGTCTGCGAGGACCTCGATCGACGCGACGATCCGCTCCAGCGCCGTCGACTTGGTCTTGACGGTTCCTTCGAGGACGGTCTTCGCTTTGGTGAGACGCGAGCCCCTCCACAGGAGCCCCCCGACGACGGGAGCGAGCGCGGCTGCTCCCGGGATAAGCAATCCAATCAGGGACCCGATGTCGGCCCCGGGATTCTTTTCTCCGGGGTCGGCGAGGATCGTGTCGGCTTGAGCGATCCGATCCCCGATCTTCTTCGCAGTCTCCTTGGCGGCGGCGCTCGCGGCAGTCGCTTCGGCGATCGCGGAGTCGAGCGATGTCAGGCGGGAGACGACTTGGGCGACGGTCGTCTCGACCTCGATCCTACCGGGGCTCCCGGCTTCGAGTTGTTTTGCGATCCCGGCGAGGCGATCCTTCTCGGCGCGGAGTTCGTCGACGCTTGTCTTCATCGTCGCGACCGATGCTTCTGCGTCCTTCGTCTTCTGTTCGAGGTCTTCTTTCTCCGCGATGGCTCTTGCTCTCTCCGCTTGTACCTCCGCGCTGGAGGCACATCCCGGGGCGGTCGCGAGAAACATCGCCGCGACCATGGCCGAGAGAAGAAGGACGAACGGGAACTTCGAGAATCTCATATGCAGGCTCCTTGATTCCGAACGGGACCAATCCCGTCGGTCCACAAGAATAGTCGGATACCATCGCGGTACTTTCCAAGGAGTAGATCATGATTCGCAAACTCATCTCTCTGGTCGCAGTCGCCTTGTCCTCCGTCGCGATCGCGCAACCGTGCGCGGACGTCGACTTCAATAACGACGGGGTCTTCCCCAGCGACCAAGACACGATCGACTTCGTCAACGTCCTCGCGGGGGCGGAGTGCGCGACCTGCGACGGCATCGACTTCAATGGCGACGGCGTCTTTCCCGACGACGCGGACTACCGGGACTGGCTGGCAACGCGGGCTGGCGGTCCCTGCAGCAATGGCGGATGGACTCCGAACCTCACCCCCGGACCGACGATCACGGTCGGCCCCGGCGACAGCCTGCAGGCGGCCTACCAATCGCTTCGGTGGTCGGGCGGGACGATCCTGCTCCCGTACTCGTCCCGCCCCGGCGGGGTCTACAACGAGACGGTTCGGTGGGACGACCAAGACGGCATGCCGTATGGCAACGTGGCAGTCGTGGGCGTTCCAAGCGACCTCGGCGAGCGACCGACGATCAAGCCCCCGTCGACTTCGAGCGCGGGCTTTCGGCTGTCGGCCCCCGGGATCTCGATTCGCGGCATCCAGATCGAATGCGATCACTGCGAGGCTGGCATTGACATCACGGGTGGCGGCGGAACTCTGATCGAAGACGTCGTGATCGTCGGCTCGGCGATCGGCATCCGGATCCAAGGCGACAACACGAACGGCGGAGAGGTCCGGATCCGGCGCTGCGTCATCACGAAGACGCGCGGGGTCGTCTCACATTCGCAGGGCATCTACATCGCGGGCTGGAAGCATCTCGTCCTTGTCGAAGGCTGCGTCTTCTACGACATCGGCGAGGAGACGACCTTCAACCAATGCATCTACTCGGTGCATGGTCCCGGCGAGCGAATCTTCACGGACAACTGGTTCAAGGACCCGGGCTTCGCGGGGATCCAAGCGCGGGGATCGACGGGCGACTACACGATCCGCAATAACGTGTTCGACGAGTGTGGCAACGCGATCGGGGTCGGCCATCCGATGGGCGCGGCCTACGTCGTTCGCGGGATCGTGGCAAACAACCTCGTGATGAATCCCAAGCGACCGTTCTGGGGTATCGCGCTGCAGAATGGGGACGGCGTCCTTGTGACAGGGAACTTCCTGCTGTCGAACGGCGGGGGGTACGCGTTCCAGATCGAGAACCCGTCGCGGTCAATCGTCGTCAAGGGGAACACGATCTCACGATGGGAGAAGGTTCGCAACTACGCTCGCGGGGTGTCGGCTACGACTGACGGGATCGATTGGCAAGGCGACGAGGTCGCGGCGAAGCAGGCTCCGGCTGTCAATTGGCAGGCGCTGCTCTCCCGGCGGGCTGGGGTATGGGTCGAGGCTACTCACGGGACGGGGGCGACGATCGAGATGGCTCGGCAGGAAGCCCGGCTCATCGAGCGATGGACGATGCGTTAGAAACCCGCGATTTGAAGACGCGGAAGACTCGCCCCGTTCCGATTTCTTGAAGTTCGAACCAGAGACCGTCGCTCACGGACGAGTTCCTCGAATTGAGAATCTTCCCGGTCCGATCGATACCGGCCTGAGTGAAGGTCACGACGTCTCCGGGGAGATTGGTAAGAACAAGTCTTGCGGGTTGAATCTTTGCCATTGTTCGGACTCCTTGTTTGTGGACCAATCGGCCCCCGGATCTTTCGACCCGGGGGGCGGGGGGCGGGGATCAGCATACTGCTACGCGTTCGATCTCGGTCTTCAATTCGTGAACCATTGAGTTCGTGGCGCACACCCCGCCCCGGCGGGTCACTCCGTAAACAAAACCCGCGACCGTCGTTGCAATCTCCCAGCGTCTTTCGGGCTCATCGTTCCGGGCGAATTCAATCGTGCATCCCTCGATCATTCCCGCCCCGGGGTATCGCACGGCTATGGTCGCTCCGTCGACGGTCGCGGCGATCGTGATCTCTGCGTTGTTGGCCCCGTCGATTACGGTCTTCTTGATCTGCATGGCTGGGTCCTTTCGTTCGTGGTCGTTGTCGTCGGTACGTTCCGGCGATGACACAAGATAGTCCCGATGTCGGGACTACGCAAGGGCTTTTGCAGGAAAATCTGACAATTCCGTAAGATCGCTCCCGGGACTGCCGATAGTAGGAACGGCTTCGCGGACGGGACGGTTCCCGGCAAGCGAAGCCCGGGAGTACGAAGATGGCTATTTCAACGCAGGTTCTGTTCTTTGTGGGCGCAAAGTCGGCGGCGGGGCGGGTCCGGGTCGAGGTATTCGAGGACGCGGCGGTCGCGGCGGTCCACTACCAGACGCTTCGACTGACGGGCTTCACGGGGCGGACGCTGCTAGGACGCGGGCTCCCCGGGGACGACCGGACGGCGGTTGTCGCGAAGGCGACCCGGTTTCTGGCCGAAAAGAAATAGTCGAGATTTTGAGGCATAAGGACTTGCGTAGTCCCGCCATCGGGACTATCTTACTCACGCGGACGGGACGGACCCGGACGCACAAAAGGAACCCAGCCATGACGAGCCTGAAGACCCTGACCGACGCAGCCAAGAACGCACAAACGACCCTCGGCCTCAAGTACCGCCCGGTTGTGATCCGCAGCGAAGAGATCGCCTTCAGCATCGCCAACAGCACGAAGGCTGGAACCGTGATGCTCGGCGAAGGAGCCTATTGGGTGGTTTGCCTCGCGGACGCGGAACGGCTCGACCGGGCTGGCTACGAATGGGCTCCGCGCTGCTGAATAGCGGACCGGGTTGCGGGAACGCAACCGGGACCGATTCCCGTCGGAACTACCCGACACCGACCCGGCGGACCCGGGAGTCTCTCGCAGAAGGAACGCAACGATGACGAACGACATTAACCTCTCCGGCTCAAACCAAAAACTCGCGGACGGCGCTCGCGGCGACGTCATCCCGGTCAAGATCGAGACGGTCCAGAACTACGACCCGGCGGAGTTCGGCGGAGCCCGGACGATCACGGAGATGCGGACGAACCATCTGGTAACGACCAAGGACCGGCTCGGCGCGTACATGACCAAAGGCTGGCACGGGCTCGGCGAGGTCGTTGAGGACGGCTTCTCGGGCGAGGACGCGGTTCGCAAGTTCCTGCCTTGGTCGATCGAGCGAATCCAGTCGTCGATCGAGATCGACGGGGTCCGCAAGCCCCTCCCGGTTTGGGCGAACGTCCGCAGCGACACGCGGGAGATCCTCGGTGTGGTCGGCCCCGAGTACACCCCGGTCCAGAACCTTGACCTCGGCAAGTTCGCGGACGCGATGGTCGGGGCGGACGCGGCGGTACAGATGGAGACTTGTGGATCGCTTCTCGGCGGACGCAAGGTCTTCCTGCTGGTGCGAGTCCCCCGGGAGATCCGGGTCGGCAAACACGGCGACGACGTCTCGGTGCCTTTCCTGCTCCTCGCGAACGGACACGACGGGACGATGGCGATGACGGTCCTTTGGACGATCGAACGAGTCGTTTGTGCGAACTCGTACACGAGGGCGCTGGGCGCGGTGCGCGGCTCGCTCGCGGAGGGGACAGCCTTCCGGATCAAGCACATCGGCGACGTCGCGGGACAACTCGAAGAAGCCCGGCGGGTCCTCGGGATCGCGGCATCGGGGCTCACGCAGTACGAAGAACAAGCCCGGGCGCTGGCGGCTCACTCCAAACCGATCTCGGCGATCGAGGAGTACTTCGGCTCGGTCTTTGCGGCACAGTTCGGCGGGAAGCCCGAGGACGACCTCGACGCTACGGCTTGGGAGATTCGGCGGGACAAGATCGTCGGCGAGTGGAAGGCTCTGCTGGACGCGGAGACGAACACCATCGACGGGATCGGCGGGACGATGTGGGCGGCGCTCAACGCGGTAACGGAATGGACCGACCACAAACGCTCCCCCGGCATCAAGGGCGATCGGCGGGACCATCTGAAGGTCCTCGGGGCGGGAGCGACGGCGAAGAGGAACGCGATGCAGTTGGCGCTCGCGGCGATCTGAAAACCTGACCCCGGGACGGGAGGACTGAAAAGTTCTCCCGGTCTCTTGATCTCGCTAACGGGATGGGATACGTTTCGCGGACGCAGGCGGGACGTACCGCAGGCGATACTCGGTCGTATTCGTCCCCGGTCGCGTTGACCGTGGGACAACTTGGCAGCAAAAGAAGAAGGAACACGCTATGCAAATCGACCCGCACGAAATTACCCTCCGGCAATCCCGATCTGACGTCGGCAGCGAATTTGAAACGCGGCTCGCTCCCGCCCCCGACGTCATCGGCGAGACGCTCATTCGCCAGTCGACGATCGCGTCGGTCCGGATGCTTCTGGAGATCCGCGACCTTGCGACGGAGGCTGTTCATCAAGGCAAGCGCGGCGAGCATCCGGCGCTCCAGAAGGCTCTTGGGATCACCGACGAGATGATCTCCGAGCGACCGGGGGATGTGACGGGACTGGTTCTGGTCTCCGGGTCGGAGCGGCCTGATGGCTACAAGATCGACCTCGTGCGATCGGTCGAGTTGTACCGGGATCGCAAGCGCGTCAGCCTTCCCCTCCTCCTCGTTCCTTTGCAGCGGATGTTCCTGACGATCGTTTTCCGCAGCGACGACGCGACGACAGAGACGGTCATTGGTCACAGCGAGGTCGTCGGCCCCCGGGCGGTTGACGAGATCAAGACGACTGGCTTCTTCCCGAAACTGAAACTCTCGCCCCTCGCGGCTGGCTGCACGACATGCCACATGCCGATCGGCCCGGGCGAAAAACCAGCAGTCGAAGAGACTGAGCAGTCGGCGGACGGATCGCCCCGGCGATGGAAATGCATGCGGTGCGTGATGGCGGGACTGACGGCGAAGACGGAGGACCCGGAGGACCCGGAGAAGTTCGACGAAGCGACCGGACCGATGCCATAAAAAAACCCCGGGGCGGTTAATCCCGGGGCTGAGAAGAAAGAAACTCCGACGCGACAAGTAACGATAGGCAAGTCTCTTCAAGGAATACAGCAATGGCGAAGAAGATCAAGGCGAAGAAGTCGGTTGGGGGCGGCGTGATCCGCGCGGCAATCGTGAACGAGGTCAAAGCCCGGGGGCTGACCGGATACCAGATGGTGGGACTGCTCGAAGGCAAGGTCTCGCGGACGGCAGTCTACCGATTCCTCTCCGACGGCGGGACGACTGACATCGCGACGGCGGAGGCATTCTTCAACGTCCTCGACCTGACGGTCGTCAAGAAGTGAACACGCTCCCGGGCTCGGAAGGTCCCGGGATCGCTTTCGGACAGCAGAGAAGAAGAAGGAACCAAGACATGGCAACTGTGAGAATCTCCCTCGAAGGGGGACGGATCGTCGTCGCATCGCCTTTCTCGTACAAGGACGTCCTCGGGACGGTCCCGACCCGGGAATGGAACCCCCGCAAGATCGTCTGGTGTTTTGACCCGTCTCCATGGGTCGCTCTCCGGCTCATCACGGCGCTCACTTCCCCGGCATTCAATCGCGGCGACTCGCTTGTCATCGACGACGTCGTCCGGGCTCTTGCCAAGGACGCAGTCCCGATCGAGGACGCTTCGTATCCGTACCGGGAGACGGGGATCGTGAAGTCGATCGGCTCGCGGTTCGCGCCTTGGCGACACCAGTTCATCGGCTCGCGGCTCATACGAACGCTCCCGGCGGTATACCTCGCATGGGAGATGGGGACAGGCAAGACCAAGGGAGTGATTGACGCGATCCTCGACCTTCATGCTGGCGGCCCCCGCAAGGTCCTGATCGTCTCCCCGGCTTCGGTTGTGGAAGTGTGGGAGCGAGAAGTCGGCAAGCATGTCGAGGACTCGGACCTGCGGTTCGTCGTCGCGGCTTCGCGCAACCGGCAAACCAAGAAGCGAGTCGACCTCGCGAAGTGGGCGATCGCGGCGGCGGCGGAGGCTGGCAAGACGGCGATCGTCGTCACGAACTACGAGTCCTTCGTCCTCGACGGCTCCCCGTTCCTCAAGTTCGCGGAGGCGGTTCGGTGGGACCTGCTAGTCGCGGACGAAGCCCACAGGCTCTCAACCCCCGGCTCGAAGACGTCGCGGGCGCTCACGAACCGGGTCGGCCCCCGCGCGGCCCGGCGCGTCTGCCTCTCGGGGACCCCCATGCGGAACTCCCCGATGGACCTGTACTCGCAGTGCAAATTCCTTGACCCCGGGATCTTCGGCTCGAACCAGAAGCAGTTCCTCGAACGCTACGCAGTCCTCGACTTCTTCGGGAACGTCGTCGGCCAGCAGAACACGGAGGAACTTGCGACCCGGTTCGGGCTCGTCGCGCACAGAGTCGACAAGCGATCGGTCCTTGACCTTCCCCCCGTCACGATCGTCACGCGGCGGTTTGATCTCTCGGAAGACGCGATGAAGATCTACCGGACCTTTGAAGAGGACCTCTCGGTGCAGGTCGGCAAGGGGGAGGTCAAGGCTTCAAACGCGCTCGTCTCGCTCCTCCGGGCTCAGCAGATGACCTCGGGGTACGTCCCGGTCGAGGACGAGGAGGGGGCTGGACGGATCGAAGAGATCGACGGCGGGAAGCGCAACGAACTCTCCGAGATCATCGACGGGATCCGAGGCGACGAGCCCGTGATCGTCTTCTGCAGGTTCCGCTACGACCTCGACTCGGTGAGGCAGGTCGCAAAGGAGAAGGGGCGGGGATACTTCGAGTTGTCCGGGCGGGTCAACGAACTCCGGGCTTGGCAGACGGATACCACAGGGGGCGTGATCGGGATTCAGATACAGTCGGGGGGTGTGGGCGTCGACGGGACGCGGGCTTCGTACGCGGTCTTTTACTCGACCGGCTTCTCGCTCTCGGACTACGAGCAGGCTTGTGCGCGGCTCGATCGCCCGGGGCAGACGCGGCCTGTAACGATCTCAAACCTCGTCGCTCGCGGGACGGTGGACGAGGCGGTGTTCGGCTCGATCGGAGCGAAGAAGAACGTCGTCGAGGGCGTCCTCGACTATCTACGAGGCTCGAAGAAGAACGGAGGAACGAGCAATGGCTAGGCAAGGGACGAAGAAGTTCGATCGGTGGGAGTTCCGGGTCGAGGCGCGAGTCTTCGGAGTCGACGTCTACATAATCCGGCCTCTCTCGGAACGGTCGACGGAGAAGACGCGCTTCCGGGCGGAGAACAAGGAACTCGAACTCCGAATCGAGAACACGGATATCGACGTCCTCCGTCGCGAGGCGAAGGCGTTCGTCGAGAACGCGGGGAAGTCGGTCTGGGAGCGATGGATCCGCTACAACGTCGACTCGCGTCCTCTCGACCGGGAGCGAGGGACGACCCGGGTCGGCTTAGAGATCTCGTGGTCGATTATCGAGAGGACGAATATCGGGACGACCGGGGAACGCTGGCGGGACGTCGAGCGAGACGGACCCGTTCCGACCTACGGGAGGATCGACAAGGGAAGCCCACCGTCGGGCTTTATCCCTCGTTGGAACGGAAGAGAGTCGACGACGGAGTTCGCGGGCTCCGTCCCGTTCTCGAAAGAGGCGATCGACGGACTCGAAGCGATCGCGATGGGGATGGAAGGTCTTTACGCGGCGCTCGGGCGATACCTAAACGACCCGAAGAAGGTCGACCCCGCGAAGTGGCTCTCCGACATAAGTCGATCGGGCGCTCCGATGCTCCCGGCGGGAACGAAAGAGAGGAAGAAGTGACGAAGAACGAACGGAAGGTCGCGGCGGTCGCGCAGTGGCACGGATCCTGCCGCGCGTCCTGCGAGAGGATCGGAGCGAAACTCGGAGATCTCGTCTGGTGTGGAGTCCCGTTCGCGGGCGGTATGCCAGAACTCCCGTACATCCGGGCGAGGACGGGGATCGCGAACGATCTCCACAGACATCTGATCAACCTCGCCAAAGTGATCCGGTCCCGACCAAGCGACCTCATCGAGAGGCTCGACGCGATGGTCTTCCATGGTGATGAACTTGCCGAGGCGCAGAACTACTGCAGGAAGAGAGAAGTCGTGATCGAGGGCAATTTGTACGGATACAAAGTTCCTCCGATCCCGGCGAACGGCAACCTCGACTGGGCAGTCGCGTACTTCGTCGCGGCTTGGATGACGCGCGGAGGCAACGCGGGGACGAAGAAGGAGTTCGCGTCCGGGCTCTCGGTTCGCTTCTCCGGCGGCGGCGGCGGGAGCGCCGTCCGGTTCCGGTCGGCGATCGATTCGATCCTCGGCTGGTCTCGCGTCCTCGATCGGTGGGAGTTCTCGACGCTCGACGTCTTCGAGTTCCTCGACAAGGTCGAGGACTCGCCGAAGGTCGGTCTCTACCTCGACCCCCCGTGGCCGACGCTCGGGAAGAACTACGCGCATGGCGTCGATGACGGCTTCCACAAGCGACTGCACGACCGGCTGGCGGACTTCCGGTCGGTGCGGATCGTCATCCGCTACGGCGTGCATCCGATCATCGACGGGCTCTACAAGAACCGTTCGTGGACGCGGGACGAATCGACGACCCGCAACTCGGGGAACAACGACGTCGCGGAAGTAATTCTGTCGCGGCGGTGCTAGAAAAGTATCGCGGGCGGTACTACCGTCCGCGAGACGGGGATGAACTCAGGACCGGCGTCCCCCCGGTCGTAGAAGAAAGGAACGAACGTGGCGAAGTACGAAGAACTCACCAGTTTGGCGGATGGGGTCGGGAGGCTTTCCAGCCTTTTCACGACGCAGATGCAGGACGGCGTGAGCGCCGTCACTGCGGACGAACTCGTCGACGAGTTGATCGGCTTGCAGGAGATCGCAGATCAGGTCGAGGGGTTTCTGGACCGGGTCGCGAAATTGAAGGAGACGGTCGGACGGCTCACGATCGACGCGTTCGTCGACAAGGGACAGAACTCGGTGACCCGGCGCGGGAAGACGGTCTACCTCGCCAACGAGTATTGGCCCGGTCCGTCGATCAAGGACCTCCTACCGGACGGCGTCAGCGATACCGATCCCGACTACGCAGCCACCGTCGCGAAGGTCCGCGAGGCAGCCAAGGACCGGCTGCTTCTGGCGCTCAAGGACTCGGCGAACCTCTCGTACTTGGTGCAGGAGAACTACAACGCTGCCTCGCTCCGGTCGGCGCTCACTGGCAAGGACGCGGAGAAGGACGATGATGGCAAGCCCGTCCTACCCCCGGAACTCGACGGCATCGTGGAACTCAACCCCCAGACGAAGATCCGAATGCGGAAGGGGGGGAAGGGCTCATGAAGTACCTCGAAGTCCGAGACCGGGCGACGTTCATTCCAGTCGTCGCATTCTGCTCCTACGAAGTCGTCTTTGCTGCCGACTCGCAGTACGCGCTCTCCGAGCCCCAGCGATCGCGGATCGTCGAGTACGGGATCGCGAGAAACGGCTTCCGAGTCGCTCGCGGCGAGCATCCCGGCGACGATCAAGTGATCGTTGTGCGGCTCGACAACGTCGCGGCGACGGCGGATCCATACGACTGGACGAACGGCGCGAGAACGATTCGCGAGGCTCACAACTACATCGCGGCGAACTACCAAGAACTCCGCGACGGCGATGTGATCGACGTCGAGTACATTCTGCAGGAGACAGCATCGAAGAAACGCTCGGAGGCTTTGGACGACTCCCCGGTTGGGAAAGCCCCCAAGACCTATCGCTACGCTCCGCAGTACCGACCCCCGGGGTACGCGACGGTTCCAGATGGCTGGCGAACCGTCGAGCGCGGAACGGGGGGACACTTCCCGAGGCGGACGGACCTGCCCGAAGGAAAGACCGTCTTTGGCATCATTGAGTACGACCGGCAATTGACGCAGAAAGAGATCGACGATTACGAACTGACCGAGGTCATCTAGTCCCGATCCAGTGGTATAGTCCAATCACCCCCGGACCGGCTCAGGGCTGGTCCACAGAGAAGGAACGAAACATGGCAAAGCAGGAAACAAAGGCTCTCGCGAAGGTCGACGCAAACACGTATGCAATCCAGCAATTCGACGAGGCGGAACTCCGCGAGACGGTCCAGATCAATCTCGGCGGCGAGAACGGAATCGGCGAGTTCGATCTGGTCCGCGCGAAGGTCCCCTCCGGCGGCGGGATCGCTTGGAGCGTCAGCGGTCCCGACGGCGAGGCTGCTCCGACCGAACTTGTCGGGGTCATCGTCGCGAACCAAGCCCGGCGGTCTTTCTGGTACAAGGCGATCGGCGACGGCGAGAACACGCCCCCCGACTGTTGGTCCCCAGACGGCGTCACGGGGCTCGGCCCCGAGGCGGACAAGGTCGGCGGACACTGCGCTCGGTGTCCCAAGTCGCAGTTTGGCTCAGCAGTCAAGGACGGGAAGCCCCAGAAGGGACAGGCTTGCAGCCAGAAAAAGATGCTTTTCCTGCTCCCCTCCGACTCGATTCTTCCGATGTGCGTCTCGCTTCCCCCGACGTCGCTCGCGGCGTTTAAGCAGTACCTGATCGGGCTCATCGGCAAGCGCCTGCCAGTAACAGGAGTGGTGACGAGGATCACGCTCACCAAGGAGAAGAACGCGGGCGGGACTGCATACGCGGCTGCAAGGTTCGAGGCAATCAACACCCTCGACCCCGAGGCTACGAAGAAGTTCACCGAGTTCGGAAAGATGTTCGACAAGATGTTCCGGCCATCGATCCCCGGCGCTGACCGCGCGATTGTGACCGTCGATGGCAAGATCGTGAACAAAGAGACGGGAGAAGTCCAAGAGTAATCGTTACGCGGCTGCGCTTGTTGCGCGGCTGTTCCTTCGCGCCCGCGACGATCGAGAGACCGTCGCGGACGCTTTTCTACCTCGCAAATTCTTCAAGGCGCGTAACGAATGGACTCGAAGAACCATCTGGAACATCTGTTTGGCTATCTCCCCGAAGGCTACAAGTTCCTCGTCTGCACGAAGCGAGACTTCTCCGGGCGGTGGTTTGATGATATCGAGACCGGGACGGCGTTCGCAAACGACGAGGCGAAGAGTTCGGACGTCTACATCGGGGTCGGCGTTCGCAAAGAGGCTCCCCCGGCGGGACAACGCGGCTCGGCGGAAACCGTCGACGGGATCGTCGGGCTTTGGATAGACATCGACGTCGGCGGCCCGGCGCACACCAAGAAGAATCTGCCCGGGTCGATCGAGGAGGCTCGCGGGCTGCTCGACGCGATCTTCCCGTTTGCCCCCCCGTCGTTGGTCGTCTTCTCGGGACATGGGCTGCAGGGCTGGTGGCTGTTTTCCGAGCCTTGGATTTTCGATCGCGAAGGCGAGCGCGAGAAGGCGAAGAAGATCCTCGGGCGGTTCGGAGTGACGGCGAAGGCAGTCGCGCGGGTCCGCAGCCTCGTGGTGGATCCCGTCTTCGATCTGGCCCGGGTCTTCCGGCTGGCGGGGACTTGGAACCGGAAGACCGAACCACCGATCGCGACCCGGCTCGAAGTCCCCGGCGGAGTCCTCCGGCGGTACGACGTCGAAGACCTCGAAGGCTGCTTTGTCGCGGACGAAGTTGTCGAGCCTACTCCCGGTCGCGGGATCCCCGTCTCGCCCCTCATTCTTTCCGAGGACCGGCGTCCCCCCGAGGACGCGCTGCTGGCGCTGCTCACCAACCACGAGAAGGCGAAGGCATCGTGGGACCGGAAGCGAACCGACCTCGCCGATCAGTCCGGGTCCTCTTACGACTTCTCCCTCGCGGTCATCGCGTCGAAGGTCGGATGGACGGACCAAGAGATCGCCGACCTGCTGGTGGCGAGACGGCGCAAGCACGGCGAGGAGATGAAGACGACCAAGGGCGGTCTTCTTCGGCAGGACTACTACCAGCGAACGATCCTCGCGGCGAAGAAGGTCGTCGCGCAGGAGAAGGACACGGCGGCCTACGACAATCCCGACGAGGCTCCGCTCGTCGCGGATGGCAAGCCCGTGGACGAGACGGCGCGGCCGAAGATCTTCGAAAAGGCTCGCGGGGTCTTTGGGCTGCCGATCGTCCGGTTCGTGCAGCACGGCGAGGCGGACGACGCGCGGTACTCGTTTGTGGTCGCGGACGGGAAGTCGATCGAACTGGGCTCGGCTCGCGACATCGAAGACCAGAAGGCGATCCGAGGCAAGATCTACGCGGAGATCCGTCGCTTCCCCAAGTCGCTCAAAGGTCCGGCGTGGGCGCGGCTCTTTGAAGAACTCGGCGCGGTGTGCGAAGTGATCGACAACCCCGAGTCCGGTCGCATCGGGCGGTTTGCGTCACTGCTCTTTGAGTACCTCAGCGACAAGACGGGGGCGGTTTCATCGGCGCTGCGGAGCGAGGCTAACTGGCAAGGGGCGGTGCCATCGGGGGACCCGTTCGTTCGCGACGGGAACCTCTTCGTCTGCGTCACAAACATCGAGCAGTACACGAAGGCGGTCTACGCGCGGAAAACAGACGTCCTCGACCTGTGGTCGGTCCTCCCCGAATGGGGCTTCAAGTCGATCACGGTGAATATCCGGCTCGGGAACCGTAAGGTCGCTCGGCGGTATTGGTCGGCCCCGGTCGACGACCTTGCCGAGAAGCGCGGCTTTATCCTCCCGCTCGTTTACGGCTCAGGCGGCGGCGGGGGCGGCGGCTCCGGGGCGATCGAGGCTCCAGCCAGCGTTGACGCGCCCCCGAGCCCCGGACGCGTCTCAGCCAATCGTGGCGGACTTTCTGGCGAGACGCAGATCGACTTCCCGGGCGATGTGCCTTGGAGGACCGAATGAGTACCAAACTTCCGGGGGCTGGCGGCTGGGTGGAAGCGCTGGAAGCGCGCGAAGGCGGCTTGGAAGCGCGCGAGCGCTTCCACGTAAGTCACGAGACGCAAAAGTACTTACGTCGCGAAAACGGGCTTGGAAGCGCGGAAGCGCTCGCGGGCGTGCGCTCGCGGGCGCGCACGCGAGAAACCGCGCTTCCGCGCTTCCAAACGCACTTAAACCGCTACACGATAAAGACTTACTTGGAAGCGCTACCCCCCAAATCGCGCGCTTCCGCGCGCTTCCAGCGCTTCCAGACGGTCGGGAGGTCGGATTTATGATCGGGAACTATTCGGGTACATACGGGATCATTGGTCCTCCCGGGACGGGAAAGACGACGTTCCTCGCGGCTCAGGTCCGGCGGATCGTAGAGGCGGCGGGCGATATTCCACGTGGAACAACCCCCGTCCTCGTCTCGTCCCTGACCAAAACGGCGGCGGCGGAGATCGGCGGACGCGGGCTCCCGATCCCCGAGGGGTCCGTGGGAACGCTTCACTCCCATGCGTTCCGGGCGCTCGACAACCCCGATATCGCGACTGGGGAGGTCATGGCGGACTGGAATCGCCGATGTCCGGAGTTCGAGATGTCCGATGGCGGCCCCTCGGCCAACGCAGCCAAGGACGACCTCGACGGCGATGTCACCACCGAGGACGTTCCCGGCGAAGGACCGGGCGACGAGTACCGGGCGGTCTACGACCTCCTGCGGGCGCGGATGATCAAACGCGAGGCTTGGGATACCGACCCCTCGTATCCCGTCCTTGGGCATGACACGATCAAGGTCGGGGACCTCTCGCGTTTCGTGGATGAGTACGAGGAATGGAAGACGTCGGCGAACGTCTTCGACTTCACCGACCTCATCGGCGGCGCTCACGGCGTCCCGCCCCCGCTCGACCCCGACGTCTTCGTCGTCGACGAAGTACAAGACCTCTCGGCGCTGGAGTGGTCACTCGTGCAAACGTGGTCCCAAGGCAAGACGCTCTTCGCGGTCGGCGATCCTTGGCAGTCGCTTTACGAATGGCGCGGGGCTCACCCCGCGCTCTTTGATTCGATCCCGGCGGAGAAGACGAGGACGCTTTCGCAGTCGTACCGGGTCCCGCGCAAGATCGTGGACACGGCGATGGCTTGGATGGACGGCCATTCAAACGTCAAGGCGAAGATCGCGTACGCGCCCCGGCTCGACGAGTCCGGTCGTCCCGCCGACGGGCGGATCGAATTCGAGTCTGCATGGACCCCGTCAAAATTCGGTTCGCTTCTCGATGAGGTCGAACTATCCCTCGCGGCGGGACGCTCGGCGATGATCTCGGCCACATGCTCGTACATGCTGGGGGGAGTGGTTTCGGAACTCCGCGAGCGAGGAATCCCGTTCGCGAACCCATGGCGAACCAAGCGCGGGGACTGGAACCCCATCGCGACCCGGGGCAACTCGACGCTCTCGAAGTTCGCGGCGTTCCTCGCCCCGGCTGCCGAAAACCGCCTGTGGACTTGGAAGGAACTGGCTCTGTGGTCGTCGATGCTCAAGTCCCGGGGGACCTTCGCGAACGGTGGCAAGGCTTACTTCGAGGCGAAGGCGAAGGATCGCGGAGGCGACACGGTCGCGACGTCGATCGAGATCGCCCGGTTCCTGACAGACGATTCGCTCTTCCAGACGCTCGCGGCGATTCGCGGGCGGGGGGTAGGCAAAGAGACGGTCAAGATCGCTCGTCACTGGTTCGGTGAGAAATGCGAGAAGTCGGTCGGCAAGGCGCTCGTCTACGCAGAGAAGATCCTCGCTCGCGGCTTTGATGTCAAGAAGGAAAAGCCCCGGGTCTTTGTCGGGACGGTTCACTCATTCAAAGGCGCTGAGGCGGACGATGTGTATATGTTCACCGAACTCTCGGGGCGGGCGGTTTCCTCGGTGAGGAATCCTGTACCGATGAAGGACGCGGTTGGATCCATCGCGCGGACTTTCTACGTCGGGATGACGCGAGCCCGGCAACGACTGGTGGTGTGCGGATCATCGAACAAGATGGAAAAGTCAATCTTCCCTGTGTACTCGAAAATCAGCACGGCAGCAAAAACAGCAGGAGCATTCGGATGAGAAAGAAGTCCCCGAAAGAATCGACGATCGTCCGTTCCATCCTCGACGAACTCCGTACTCGCGGGCGGGACGTCTGGTTCCGAAAGAATCACGGTGGACCGTTTGGGGCGGCGGGCGTTCCCGATATCGAGGTTGTGTTTCGTCCTGTGTTTCGTCCTGCCAATACTCCCGCGAACGAACTCGGCTCTTGGAACGGTCCTGCGATCGTCGTGTTCCTCGAAGTGAAGAAGCCCGGCGAGAAACCGACCAAGATTCAAGAGCAGACGATTTTCATGCTCAAACAGGCTGGCGCATACGCGTGCATCGTCTTCTCGAAGCCCGAGGCGATCAAATACCTCGAATTGCTCGGATTGCCACCGAAGAAAAAGGAGTAAAGCAAATGGCACAGGCGCGGCATCGGGGCGAATATCCCAAGAACTGGAAGGCGATCGCGACGGCGATCAAAGACGAGGCTCGGTGGTGTTGCGAGCGATGCGGCGAGCCTCATGACCCGGCGAACGGGCGGTGTCTCACGGTCCATCACTTCGACGGCGATAAATGCAACTGCGATCGCGGGAACCTCATGCCTCTTTGTCAGGCTTGCCATCTCTCGGTGCAAGCCCGGGTCGATCCAGAAACCCCGCTCCTCTTCGTCCCGTCAACGTGGGCACTTCCCTACGTCGCGGCGTTCTACGAATCCGGGCGAGGCATCCCCGGTCCCGTCTACGATAATGACGACTGGAAGGCGAAGTACGAATCCGAATCGAAGAGGTCTTGGCCCGTATGGGCAGAACGGAAAACGAAGTGAACGACATCTCCAAGAACATCGTCGAGGAAACCCTCGGGGTAACGGGCGAACCCGATCTCTCCAGCATCGTCGAAGGACTGCGGTCGCTCGCAGTGCCGATCTCCAGTCTTCGGCCCGATCCTCGCAACGCGCGCAAGCACGGTAAGGCGAACATGACGGCGATCGAGGAGTCCCTGAAAAAGTTCGGCCAGCAGAAGCCCATTGTGGTATCCGCAGACGGGACGATCCTCGCGGGGAACGGAACCGTCGAGGCAGCGAAGAAGATCGGCTGGACGCATGTCGCGGCAGTTCGCTCGAACCTCTCCGGCTCGGACGCGACGGGCTTTGCGATCGCGGACAACCGGACGGCGGAACTGGCGGAATGGGACAAGTTAGAACTCGCGACACTTCTCTCCGAGATGCCCAAGGAGTGCGCGATCGGCTTCACTGCTCGCGAGATGAGTCAGATTCTCGACTCACTTGGCGGCGGAGAAGACGACGAGGTCCCCGAAGCGCCAGCAACCCCGAAGGTCAAAGTCGGCGACTTGTGGATCTTGGGCGAGCATCGATTGCTGTGCGGCGACTCCCGCATCGACAAAGATGTCGACCGGCTCTTCGGCGATCGCATGGCGGACATGCTGCTCACCGATCCTCCGTACGGCGTCTCGTACGTCGGCAAAACCGCAGACGCGATGGTCATTCAAAACGACGCGCTCAGCGAAGACGACCTCGCCGTGATGATGGACCTCATTTTCGGCAACGCGCAGCGCAAGAGCAGGGCTGGTGCGTATTGGTACGCAAGCGTCCCGGCGCGAAACATCATGATCGTGTTCCTGCAGGACTGGAAGAAGCGATCGATTCTCCGGCAAACACTCTGCTGGGTCAAAGACAGCATCGTCCTCGGCAGGTCGGAGTACCACTACCAACACGAGCCCATCCTGTTTGGATGGGTCCCCGGCGATCGGCACAAGAACCCCGATCGGACCCGGTCCTCTGTGTGGGCGTTTGACCGGCCAAAGCGATCAAAAGAACATCCGACGATGAAGCCCATCGCGCTATGGGAGAACGCGATCAAGGACGGCTCGATAGCGGGCGAGATCGTCTACGACCCATGCTGCGGATCCGGCACGACACTCATTGCCAGCGAAAACCTCGGTCGCAAATGCTTCTGCATCGAGATCGATCCGAAGTACGCGGAAGTGATTGTGGTTCGATGGCAGAACGCGACTGGCAAGAAGGCGGTTCGCGAGGACGGCGTTTGTTTTGACGATCTGGCCTAGCATTATTCGACCGGGGTGTCCCGGCAACGATTCATCACGCTCGAACCGGAGATCTCACGATGGCAATTCTCACTCCCGTCACTCCCGCACTTACTGGCGCAACGATGACCCCCGTCGCGGCGGCGGGCGGCGGAGATCAATTTGCGAACCCCCGAGGCAACGCGTTCTTGTACGTCAAGAACGCTTCGGGCGGTGCGTTGACCGTCACCCTCACGGCTCAAACAACGGCTCGTCCCGCCGACGGTCCGTTTCCCGCACAGACACTGGCAAACAACGCGGTATCAGTCCCGGCATCGGGCGAACGACTCATCGGCCCCATCCCCTCAGCCTTTAACGACGGGAACGGGAACGTGCAGGTCACTTACTCGGGCGTTACCTCGTTGACAGTCCTCCCCGTCCAACCGTGATCAATGCCTACTGCACCCAAGAAACCCTGTTCGTTTCCGGGATGCGGTCGGCTCGTGGCTTCCGGCTCGCGGTGCGACGATCACCGACCCGAGGCGAAGGCGTTCTCCGACCGGACGGGCTCGGCGTCCTCTCGTGGGTACGGCGCTCGGTGGCGACGGCTGAGGCTGCTCGTTCTGCATCGCTCCCCCGTCTGCGAATGCGGGCGGCCAGCCAACGAAGTCGATCACATCTTGCCCAAAAGCCTCGGTGGAGGCGACGAGTTCGCTAACCTCCGTGGGATCTGCTCGGCATGCCACCGATCCAAGTCGGGGCGTGAAGGGGCAACAGCGGCAAACGCAGCGAAGGCTGCCAAGGTCCCGAACACCCCCCGACATCCGGGGTCCCCCCCGGGGGTAGGGGGGGGTCTGATCTCTGGAGCCTTTTCGCAGGGACCGACGTAGGTACCCTACACAAACGCGGGCGCGGGTTTCTCGGGGGTAAGGGGCAAGGCAGTTCACGGGGCGGCAAGTGGGGCTTTGTGGGGGCTTGTGGGGTAGTGGCGGCGGGGTCGAAGGTAGGTCAACCATGGGTGAACGAGGTCCTCCACCGAAACCGACGGCTCTGAAACTGATCGCGGGCAATCCCGGGAAGCGAGACCTCAACCTCGACGAGGCGATCCCCGACCCGATCTCCGATCTAGCGCCCCCTCCCGAGGTCGCGGCGGACCCCCGGGCGGCGGACGCTTGGAACCGGCTCGTCCCCGACCTTGCGAAATGCGGGCTGGCCCGGTCGGTCGACTGGCCCCTCTTGACGCGTTACGTCCTGAAGTTCTCCCGGTGGATATACCTCGGCGAAGAACTCCGGCGGATCGCACAGGAGAGTCCGAACTCCAAGGGGACGACGTACCCGATCACGGACGACAACGGGAAACTGAAGTACGTCGCCGAGTTCCCGTGGGTGTCAGAGTGGCGAGCGCTCGACCGGGACCTTCGCGCCGACGAAAAGTCGATCGGCATCTCCCCGGCGGCGCGGTCCCGCATCACGGTCAAGACTGAGGAACGGCGGACGCAAGAGGACCTGCGAAAGGACTTCTTCAGTCGCGGCGCGTTCATTGCAAAGGGCGGCGCGTGAACAAGTCGAAACCACAGATCCCCGAGGGAGCGAAGATCTACCGGGAGTTCTTTTTCGACGAGGACCATGCGGCGCACGCGGAGGCGTTCTTCGAGAACTACCTCCGGCACTCGAAGGGGGAGTGGGCGGGACAACTCTTCGAACTCTCTCCGTGGCAACGCGAGATCATTCGCGAACTCTTTGGATGGCGACGGATCGAGGACGGGACTCGCCGCTACCGGATGGCCTACGTCGAGATCCCGCGCAAGAACGGGAAGTCAACCTTTGCGGCTGGGCTTGCGCTCTACCTTGCAACGGCGGACGAGGAGCCCGGCGCGGAGGTCTACTCGGCTGCTGGCGACAAGGATCAGGCGTCGATCGTGTTCAAAGAAGCGAGCGAGATGGTTCGGCAGTGTCGCGAACTGAATCAGATCTGCGAGGTCCAGACGAAGGCGATCGTGGTCGCTCATACCACATCGGTCTACCGGGTCCTCTCGGCGGAGGCGTTCACAAAGCACGGGCTCAACGCGCACGGGATTATCTTCGACGAACTGCACGCGCAACCGAACCGGGAACTGTGGGACGTCCTGACGACGTCGGTCGGCGCTCGTCGGCAGCCTCTCACGATCGCGATCACAACGGCGGGCTTTGACAAGAACTCGATCTGCTACGAACTTCACGACTACGCGGTCAAGGTTCGCGACGGGATCCTTGACGACCCGACGTTCCTCGCGGTCATCTTTGCGGCCAGTCCCGAGGACGACTGGACCGACCCAGCGACATGGCGCAAGGCGAACCCGAGCCTCGGTATATCAGTCTCCGAGGAGTACCTCGCGGCGGAATGCAAGAAGGCGAAAGAGATCCCCGGATACGAGAACACATTCAAGCGACTGCACTTGAACATCTGGACCGAGCAGGAGACGCGATGGATTCAGATTCGCACATGGGACGAGAACGATCTTCCTCGGTTCTCCGAAGCAGAACTTCGCGGGCGGCGCTGCTACATCGGGCTTGACCTTTCGACGACGACTGACATCGCGGCGGCGATCCGAATCTTTCCGCGCGACGACGGGACCTTTGACATTCACCCAAGGTTCTACGTCCCGTCAGACAACGCGGAGAAGCGAGCCCGGCGCGATCGCGTCCCCTACCCAGTCTGGATTCGCGAAGGCAAAATCCGCGCGACTCCGGGGAACGTCATCGACTACGACTTCATCAAGTCGGAGATCCTCGGCTGGTCAAAGATCTACGACCTCCGCGAGGTCGCTTATGACCCGTGGTCAGCAACTCAGATTGCGCTTCAACTTGAGGCGGACGGAGCGACCTGCGTCCCGTTTCGTCAGGGCTTCCAGAGCATGTCTGAGCCTTCCAAGACGGTCGAGAAACTTATCCTTGGCAAGAAAATCCGGCATGGTGCGGACCCCGTTCTTCGGTGGATGTTCTCAAACGTCGCGATCGAACTGGACCCGGCGGGAAACATCAAACCATCGAAGAAGAGGTCGACGGAAAGGATTGACGGTGTAATCGGACTGATCATGGGAGTGGGTCGCGCTACTCTACCAGACAAGAACGGACCGTCGGTGTATGCGAAGCGAGGACTGGTTTCGATATGAGTAACTTCCTTTCGAACATCGCGCGTCGATTCCTGAGCCCGAACGGGGAACGTCGCGCGTCGTCGATCGGAGGCGGCTCCCTGTCGAACGCTCCGGCGTGGCTCGAACGCTTGCTGCTTGGTAACGGCGGCACGGACGAGGTCCCGGTTGATATCACGGAACGCAACGCACTCTCGATCCCAGCAGTCTTTGCATGCGTCCGGGCGATCTCTGAAGACGTCGCGAAACTGCCTCTCATCGTCTACCGTGAGACTGACGGTCGCGGGAAGGAACGGCTGCGGAACCATCCCCTCGCGAGGATCCTTCGCGATCGCCCGAACCCGAATATGACGGCGTTCGACCTCCGCGCGACGGTGACGGCGCACACGCTCACATGGGGCAATGGCTTTGTCGAGATCGTTCGCGACGGGAACTCGCGTCCTGTGGAACTCTGGCCCCTCGAACCCGATCGCGTTCGTGTCCGGTATTCATACGTCGTTCCCGGGGAGATCGTGTACGACTACAACGATCCGGTCGAGGGGCGGACCCGGGTCCTCTTCGACTCCGACGTCATCCACATCAAGGGGCTCGGGTACGACGGGCTGCTCGGGTACTCGGTCATTGAGTGGGCTCGCAAGTCGCTCGCGCTCACGGCAGCGACCGAGAAGTTTGGCTCTTCCTTCTTCGGCAACTCGTCGCTCCCCAAAGGCGTCCTGCAGCATCCCGGCGTTCTTGGTGATGCTGGGCAGAAGAACCTCCGCGAATCGTGGGAGAAGGTTCACCGAGGCGCGGCAAACTATGGCAAGGTCGCGATCCTCGAAGAAGGCATGACCTTCAACGCAATCACGATTCCGCCCGAGGACGCGCAGTTTCTTGAGACTCGGCAGTTCCAGATTCCCGAAGTCTGCCGATGGTTTCGGATGCCTCCGCACAAGATCGCGGACCTGTCTCGCGCGACGTTCTCGAACATCGAACACTCGTCGATCGAGTACGTGAGTGACACACTCCTCCCGTGGCTGGTCCGGTGGGAGCAGGAGATCCGGCGGAAATGTTTCTCGTCGGCGGAGTCGAACCTCTTCGCGGAACACTTGACAGCGGCGCTCATGCGCGGCGATCTCAGTTCGCGGTACAACTCATATGCGATCGGTCGGCAGTGGGGCTGGCTTTCCCCCAATGACGTCCGCGAGTTCGAGAACCTCAATCCGATCGAAGGCGATGGCGGCAAGGTCTACCTCGTCCCCACCAACATGGCGAACGCAGAAGTCTTTGCGAAGATCAAGGAACCTCCGGCATCTCCGGCATCTCCGGCATCTCCGGCATCTCCGGCATCTCCAGAAGAAGATTCCGATCCGACGATTCCGAGTATGAACTCTCGCGCTTTCCGCGACCTCGTCGTCGATTCGGTATCGCGGCTCCGTCGGGCGGAGTCGGACAAGATCTCTCGACACGCAAAGCGCGAGGACTCGGTTGGCTGGTCGTCGCAGTTCATCGTCAATCAACGAGCGATCGCAGAGGCGGAACTCAAGCCCCTCGCGATCGCGTTTGTGGGATCGGCTCCCGGACGTCCTGCGTCGTACAACTACATCGAAGAGGCGAGGACGCTCGCGGAAGACCTCGGTGGCGCTCACGCAGCACGGCTGGCTAACTTGTTCTCTGGCAAATGGACTGTCGACGCGGACCGGCGATCGATCGTTTGGTCCGAAGACGTCTCCGAAGAAGTCGATGCAATAATCAACAGGATGCAATCGATTGTCGCACAACGAATGGCGGAGAACTGGCAATGACGACCTCGGTGAAAAAGTACCAACCACAAGAAGTCGAAAAGCGATCGTTCGGCGCGGCCGATGTGGAGGTCCGTGTCGAGAACGGAAAGCCTTCGCGGATCGTCGGCTACGCAGCGAAGTTCGGCGTTCGCTCCGAACCGATCATGGGTATGTTCCGCGAGACGATCGCAAAGGGCGCGTTCGCGAAGAACCTCCCCGGGGCGGACGTCCGGTTCCTCGTTGGACACGACACGAACATGGTTCTTGGGCGAACCAAGTCTGGAACGCTCTCGATCCGCGAGGACGAGATCGGGCTCCGGTTCGACCTCACGCTTCCCAACACGACGCTCGCGAACGACGTCGTCGAGCAGGTCAACCGGCGCGACCTCGACGGCATGTCGTTTGGCTTCCGCAAGATCAAAGACTCGTGGGGCGAAGACGAGCAGGGCTTCGCGATTCGAACGCTCGACGAGGTCTCTATCTTCGAAGTTTCACTCACGGCGTTCCCGGCTTACCAACAAACCGAAGTCGCTCTCCGCGACCTTGACATCTACCGGCGGGCGAAGGCTCACCCCCGGCGGACGGCGCTCCGCTTGCGGCTCGCAGAACTGGTCTAGAATTATTTGCCCATCCGACCATTGGCGGAGGGAGTATCCGAGACGAGTCGCGACCTTTGGCGCGAACTTGCGGACGTCTTAGAAGTCAACACTGATCAAGGAAATTCACACATGGCAACCATTCAAGAACTGCGCGAACAACGCGCTCAACTGATTGCAGATGCACGCAAGATCGTCGACGCTGCTGGCGCTGAGAAGCGCGAACTCACGAACGAAGAGTCGGGCAAGTCTGACGAGATGCTCGACAAGGCGGAAGAGATCAAGACGTCGATCGAGACTCGCGAGAAGGCGGAAACCCGCGCTTCGCGCCTTGAGGCTGCCGAGAACGAACTCCGCGCGGCCGGAAGTCGTCGCGGCGGCAACTCCGCTCCTGTCCAACATCGTCCCGGCGACGGTCCTCGCAACCCCGAAGGTCACCGTCGCGAGGCTCGCGAACTCTCTGCCGACGAAGTTCGGGAGATTTCGTGGCGGGTCGCGAACGGCGAGCGCCGTGTCGCGATCGACCCCCGTCGCGGCTCGACCGAGTACCGCTCGGCTTTCGAGCGATACCTCAGCAGCGGATCGACGACTGGGCTTGACGCTGCTGGTCAAGGCGAACGCCGCGACCTCGCGGCGGACTCTGACGTCGACGGCGGATACATCATGGCCCCGACGCAGATGGTTGCGAACCTGCTGAAGTTTGTCGACGACGCTGTCGCGGTTCGGCAGTTTGCATCCGTCTTCCAACTCCGTGGATCGCAGAACCTCGGCGTCCCAACGCTCGATACCGACGTATCTGACCCGGATTGGACGACCGAAATCCAGACTGGCACTCGCGACACGGCGATGAAGTTCGGCAAGCGCGAACTGAATCCTGTCCCGCTCGCGAAACGAGTTCTGATCTCCCGCAAACTTCTCCGCAACGCGGCGATGGGTGTCGAGGCGATCGTCCAGCAGCGGCTCGGCTACAAGTTCGGGATCACTGAGGAGAAGGCGTTCTTGACCGGCAACGGCGCGAACCAACCCCTCGGCATGTTTACCGCTTCGACCAACGGCATCTCGACGGGTCGCGACGTCAACTCCGGCTCGACGACCGACTTCACGGCGGACGGGTTGATTGACGCGAAGTTCTCGCTCAAGTCGCAGTACCTTGCGAACGCTCGGTGGATGCTTCACCGTGATGGTCTTCGTCGCATTCGCAAACTGAAAGGCAGCGATAACAACTATCTGTGGACTCCCGGTCTTGCTGGTGGCGAGCCCGATCGAATCCTCGACCTCCCCTATACGATTTCGGAGTTCGCTCCGAACACGTTCACGACTGGACTCTACATTGCCATCCTCGGCGACTTCCGTTTCTACTGGATCGCAGAGGCTCTTGGTCTCGAAGTTCAGCGGCTCAACGAGTTGTACGCGGAAGCAAACCAAGTCGGCTACATCGGTCGGATGGAAGTCGACGGCATGCCTGTCCTCGAAGAGGCATTCGTTCGCGTCAAGACGAACTAAACACAGAGGGGGCGGTCCCGGGAGCAATCTTGGGACCGTCCCGATAGCGTTCAAACACGAAGCAACTTCCGCGAAGCATTGCTCCGCAAGAAACGAAAGGTCAGAATCATGAACGAACTCTCTCTCGCTCGTAACGTTGCCTTCGATCGCGTCTCAAACGCGGTCGCGGCTGGTATAACCGACATCAACGCAACCGGCGTCGACATGCAGGACTACGAGGTCGCGACGTTTGTCGTCGCCTTCGGGACGATCACGGCGACGGCGGTGACATCAATCCAGATCGACCACTCGGTCGACAACTCCGCGTGGAACACGGTCTTGGGATCCAAGGTCACTGTTCCCGATTCAGCATCTAACAAACTCGCCGTTACCGAGTCTGTGCGTCCGACGCTCCGCTACCTTCGATGCACGGTCGATCGCGGAACGGCGAACGCGGTCGTCGACGGCATCTTCGCGATCCGATCCGGACCTCGCAAGTATCCCGTCACTCAAGCATCGACAGTCCAAGGCACTACGATCATCGTCGGATCCACGACTGGCACTCCGTAATACTCCCCTTTCCCCCCACACTGACCCGGTCGAAAGATCGGGCTTGGTGTTTCTAAACATCGAACAGGAGATATCGTAATGAAAACGATCCAGATGAAGACCCTTGCTTGCGGACCAACTGGTAATTATCTTCTCGAAGAAATTTATAACGTCGACGATAATTTTGCAAACGATCTGATCGCGGGTCGCTTTGCTGTCCTTGTGGGATCGGCTCCAGAAGAGCCCGATGCAGAAGAGCCCGATGCGGAAGAGCCCGATGCGGAAGAGCCCCCGGCGGAAGAGCCCCCGGCGGAAGAGCCCCCGGCGGAAGAGCCCCCGGCGGAAGAGCCCCCGGCGGAAGAGCC